GGGCGGTGACCAGGTACAGCCCCGGACTGCTCTGAACGATCTGCGCGGTGCCTGGCACCAGGCGCTCGTCCGCTTCCACCAGCAGCTCCATTTGCTGAATGCAGTCACGCTGGCGCAGCCGGTCACGTTCGGCCACCAGCGTGATCAGCAGGCCGCTTTCCCGGATCAGGTGCGCGATGTCCTGGGCGATCGAGGCGCGGTCAGTCACCAGCAGCGGCTGGCGGGCCGGATCGAGCACCAGGTCGTTGTTCATGATCAGCAGATCGACGTATTCGCTCATCAGCCGCCCACCGCCATGGCCATCATGTTTTCCAGCTCCAGCGGGGTCATCGGTTTGGCGGTGTTGATGTTCAGCGTCTCGACGTGGGTGCCGGCGCGCTGGTTGGGGTTCATGGCGTTGCTCTGATTCTGGAAGCTTTGCATCAGTCCTCCTTTCGGGACGGCCTGGGGTTTGGTGGGGCTGATCGACGTGTTGGCATTGATCGCCTTGCGGGCTTCGATGCCCTTGTCCGATTTGGCGGGCATCTCGATGACCTTCTCGACGCGCGCCGGCAGTGCCGCTTTGGTCGGCATTGAAAACGCCAGGTCAGCGGACGCCGGCGGCAGCATGATCGGCTCGGCCTGCTTGATCTGCGGGGCAGGCATCTGCAGCGGTTTGAAGGGCAGCACGTTGGGTTGCGGCAGACTGATAGGCGGTGCCGGTTGAACCTGGACTGCAGGCGCGGGAACCTGCGCCGGCGCTGACCGGGTGACGGCAGCCGGCACCAGGGCCAGAGGCTTGGGTGGCTGGCTTGCCGGTGCAGGGGCAGCCGATGCGACTTTCGGCCCTTGCACGGTGCCCGCTGGCGGTGTGGTCACCACTGCCGGCAACTGAGGACCCGGCACCGGGGCACCCACCTGACCGGGCAGGTCGGGCACCTTCGGCGGCTCGGGCAGATCGCCAAACGTGGTTTCGATGTTCACGCCGGGAATCTTGTTGGCCATCTCGATCAGGCCATTGATCGCACCTTTCACCGTGGCCAGGATGCTGTCCCACGCTGTTTTGGCGATACCCGACCAGCCGCCCATCGAACCGAACCAGTTGGACAAGGTGCTCAACTGATCACTGATCCACTGGAACGCGGTGGTGTTCATCAATGCGGCGCACAGCTCGTCCCAATACACGACGGCGGCGACCACGGCGGCGACCAGCAGAACGATGCCAGCCACGATCAGCAGCACCGGGTTGGCCAGCATGGCGGCGTTGACCAGCCAGATCGCACCCTGCCACAGCAACATGCCGAGCCGCACCAGCCCCATCCAGGTGTACAGGATCACCAGGCCTGCAGCGAAGGCCGCGACCAGCACGGTGTGGAACAGGAACATGGCAATGGACTTGAAACCCTGCCAGTTGAGCAGTTTCCAGACCGTGAGCATGCCCAGCCAAACCATCTTGCTGACCCCCACTACAAGGGTCAGCAACGACATGGCAGCGACGAAGCCCAAAATGATCAGCGTCGTGATGCCGATGACCCGCGTAATGTTGGGGAACAGCTGCATCCAGCGCGTCAGCGTCGAGGCAATGCCCACCAGACGCTCCATCAGCGGCGTCAGGGTCGGAATCAGGGATTGGCCAAATGAAATGCGCAGCGCATCGACGGCTTTACCGAACTGCTGCCACGGATCGACCATCGCCTTGGCCATCTTTTCGGCGTTCTCAAGCCCTCGGACCTTGCCCAGCTCGCTGATACCGTGGCGCAGCCGATCGGTGTCCTTGGCCAACGCGCCGATCACCTGGGCACCTTCGCCGCCGAAAGCCTCCACCAGCTTGGTGCCGGCGGCGGCGCTGGTCAGGTCGCCATACTTGCCCTGCAGCTTGTCCAGGATCTGGATCATCGGCAGCGTATTGCCAGCGGCATCGGTGAACGAAAGGCCGGTTTTCTCAGCCGCTGCGCCGATGTTTTCAAAGAACGCCTTGTAGCGCCCGCCGGCGTCGCCGCCTTCCATGGTGCTGGACAGCGTACCGATCACGGCCATTTGCTCGGCCACGCCCACACCGGCCTGCGTGGCAATCGCGCCCACTTCCTTGAAGGCGTCCTTGAGCTGGGCACCGTCTGTGCGGAACAGCTTCACCGCCAGCGCCGTTTGCCCGGTCAACTGCTCGACCCATTCGACCTTGCCCATCTTGTCGGCTTCGGTCTTGAACAGGTTGTACATGGTGCCCAGGTACGCACCGGTCGTTTCCGCATCGGCCTTGGTGACCTTGGCCAGCAGGTTGCTGGAACTGGTGATGGCGGCCAGTTGGCCGCCGACCAGGCCCTTGATGGCGCCATCGATGACCCGTGACGACCCCACGAATTCGGCGGCGCTGGTGGCGTAGGTGATGGAAAACTCCAGAGCCTTGCGGTTCAACGACGCCAGTGCGTCCTCGGCCGTTCCCAGGGCGCGCATGTCACCCAGCGCCCGGTTGACCTCCAGCGCCGGTTCCAGTGATTCGGTGATGGCCTTACCCGCGCCCACCATGCCGGCCAGGCCAGCACCCATCTGAATGATGTTCTGCTGGCTCTGCTCGGCAAGGTCGCTAAACGTGGTTTTCACCTTGCCCAGGGGGGCGCTGACCTTGTCGGTCAGGTTCAGGATGAAAGCCAGGCGGGCGGAACGGTCAGCCATCAGGGTTATCCGTTAAAGGCAGTGGAAATGCCGTTGGCGACGGCAATTTCCATGCGTCTCCAGTATTCGTCTTCAAGCCACTTGGCGGTGCCCATGCTTTCAATCGTGGGCTCAGCGCCAGGCAGCCAGCGTTGGGTCAGGGCCAGCAGCTGGCCCAGCCCGTCTTCGGTCAAGCCTTCAGCGTGCCCGAGGACTTTTTTACGATCACTTCAACGTCCGGCGAATACTCTTCAAGCAACGCACCGGCCATGGTCATGGTGGTGACCGGGTTTTCCAGCAATTGCTTGAGCGCTGTTTTGTCTTCCTGCTTTACGGTGCCCATCAACAGGTTGTGCGCCGGGGCGACCTTGTTCGCCTGGGTGGTGGCATTGAAGTACTTGGTGATCACCTGAGGGCTCAGGTTGAAGGTGAATTCCAAGTTGCCCATTTCCAGGGTGATGCTGCGGTTTACTTCGCTCATGTCGGTGTTTCCGTAAGGTTGAGTTGCAAGGGGTCAGGGTTGTGCCGGCGTGCGTTGCACGACCTGGCGGATGTAGTCCTGCAGGCCGAGGATCATTTGCCGGCTGAGGGCAAGCTGATCTCGGAGGGTGAAATAATCAGGTCGAGCGTCTGCTGCGAGTTCGGCGCTGCCTGCATCAGCCAGGCCGGCGGTGCCGGTGGCACCGGGCATTGCGGGGCAGATGGCTTTGATGCGCAGCCGGTAACGGCCATCAGCAACAGCCAGCTGCAGAGCATTGATTTGAGAGCGGGCACGGTTCAGTTCCTGGCTATGGTGGGTGTCGAGCTGGTCCCGCGCTGCGAGCTGTTCGCCGGCCAGGCGGGCAGCCTCTCGCTCGGTGTGCAGATCTGCAGCGGCGTCGACCAGATCAGCGCGGGCGACATCGAGCTGGTTGCCCTGGTACTCAAAAGCGCACCAGGTCAGCAAGCCGACCACCAGCAGAAACAGGGCAAGGCGCAGCGGGCTGATGGTCATTGCAGGCACAGCCTCATTTCAGCCAGCCGGCGGTTGTGCAGGCCACGGACAAAGGTCTTGCGGCCATCGGCACCCGTTACATAGGCCCAGACGGGAGTCGTGCCGTCGGAAGCCCAAGCCAGCGCCTTGCAGCCCTCGGCAATACGGCCCGCATTGATCATGCCCACGGCGCGGCTCGCGCACGTCGTCGGCATGCCGAAGTTGTGGCCGTGGCTGCTCAAGGCGTCGAACGTGTTCTGCCCGATCGCCTGGTTCGTCAGGCAGTCGGCCAGGCTCAGCTGACCCTTGGCGATCACCAGGTTCTCGACCTCGGCGCAGCGCGCTTCTGACCAGTACTCACCCACCACTACCGGATCCGGGCTGGTGTGCCTGGTGATACCCATGCAGACCGTGGGCAACCCGCCGGCCAGCTTGTCGGCATACACCACGTTCTGGCCGTTGCCTTCCCAGGTGCCCAGAAACGCGGTCAATGTGCCGCTGCAGAGCAGCAAGAGACCGGCGGTGATCTTGACGCGCAGGCTCATACCTTGGTCTCCCACTCGCGCAGCATCTGGCGGTACTTGGGGATCAGCAGCAGTATCTGCAGGACCATGTAGAAAGCGGTCAGCATGTAGGCCACTGTCGACCAGTCGACGGCACCGGTCGCACCCGTGGCAGCGACGCCGATGGCGGGAGACGCCTTGGCCAGCGCAATGGCGGTGTCTTGAGCAAATGGATTGGTGCTCATCAGCGAATTCCTTTTTCGGTCAGGGTTTGGCAAGGCACGCAACGGGTCATGCCGCCTAACGCCTGGCGAGCCGATGGGATTTCCTTGCCGCAGTCCTGGCAATGGGTGAGGCTCGGCCCGCTCGCTCGCGGCTTGGCCAACTGGGCCGCAATGGCCTGGTCGCGTTGACGCTGCTCCAGAGCCTGCGCACGATCGAACGGGCAGACCATTACGTCAGGCCCTCGATCTCAGCGGCAGCCAGGTACGGCACGCCGTTGATCTTGACGAAGTCCGCACTGGTGACGTCGTATGGCACCTTGTGGGTGTTCTTCGCCCCACCCTTCGGATCGATGCTCAGCAGGCTGGAAACGCGGACCTTGCAGCCGAACGCCTCGATGCGCAGTTCTTCTTCGCCGGCCTTGGCAAAGAACACGATGTCGAACGGCTCCAGCTCGCGAAAACTACCCGCCGTCTTGGCTTGCTCGACCAGCAGGTTGAAGTTGGTGGTGTCCAGCTCCAGCTCGCCGGCTGCTGAGACATCGCCGTCGACGTGCCCATTGGGCACGCCCTTGGTCTGGGCCACGGTACTGTTGTCCGTGATGTCCAGGGTGCCGGCCTCGACGTGAACGAGCAGATCGCCCAGGTTCACGTCGAAGTTCTTACCGCCAATTTTTGCGGCCATGGGTTACTCCGAATCCGTAACGGAAAGATCGAGCGCAATGTTCGCGGTCAGGTCTTTCGGGCAGTTGAGGGGGCGCAGCTTGAGGTAGGCCACGACAGAGGTTTTGCTCGTCCAGGTCAGCACGATGTCGCCGTCCTTGGGCTGCTCAATCTCGCCTGGAAATACCTGGCCGGCGAACTTGGTGGACTTGGCCATCGCGCGCAGCGGGGCCATCAGCTTGGACGTGGTGGTCGCCATGCTGTTGGCCGAGTTGTTCAAGCTCCGATTGCCCACGTAGCGGATCAGCAGGACCCGCACGCGGCGGGCAGCCTTGTCGACGACACGCAGGTTCTCGATCACCTGGAAGTCACTGCCGGGGGTGTCCAGCAGGTTGCCGTCGCCCCAGTAGGTGCCGGGATAGTCCGGATAGGTCTGCGGCACCGATAGGCGCGCTGCGTCCAGCTGCGTCAGCACAGCGGAGGTCAGCAGGATGCCGTCCATATCCTTGGGCTCAGCGCCCAGGCCCACTATTGCGCCAGTGGCCACACGCATTGGGGTGTCCGCCACGCTCACGGAAGCGTTGGCCAGGCGACCGGCCAGCACGCCCAGGTTGTTGCCGTGCAGTTGCGGTACCGGCAGAACCCGAGGCGCAGCCAGGCCGTCGACGATAGCTTTCTGCTCGACGACGTAAGCGCCCCAGGTCTGCTGCGGCGCGATGCCGGCAGTGGCAGCCATTACGAAGATGCGTCGACCCAGTTTGTTGCTCAGGTCGGTGGCGGCGACGTGCATAGCCGACAGCTCGGCCTGGGTGGTCGACGGCTTGACGATCACTACCGCTTCAAACGAATACGTGCGGGCAGCGCTTTCTAGCGCCTGTTGCCAGGTGATGTCGTCCGCGATCGGAGCAGCCACACACGCCCAGCGATCGCCGCCGTTGCTGCGCGCTGCCAGAATCTGGGTTTTCAGGTCGCTGTCCGGGACGCCCAGCTGGACGTCCAGATCGCTCTGGGTGTCCAGCGGGACCAGCTTGCCGACGTTCTTGGCGGCGGGACCGATGAACAGGAAATAGCGTTCGATCTCGGTCACGGCACCCTGGCCGAGGTTGAGATTGTTTACGCTGACTTTGCCGAGTGCCATAAAGCGGTGCCTCGTTAGCGGGGTGAATTAAGGATTTGTTGCAGCACCAGATTCACCAGCTGGCTGGTTTCACTTTCGCTGGCACCGAGGAACTGGCGCGCAGGTAGCCGGATGTCCCAGCTTTGCGCGCCGGCAGATTCGGCTCGTTGGTCGTCCAGGACGCGGATCAGCAATCCCGCCCGGGCGTAGTTCAGGTGTTGCTGGATCCACGCCACGGATGGACGGGTCAGGGTCTTTTTGCCGGTCTGGCGGGTTTTGAAGCCCAGCCGGCGCAGGCTCTTGGCCTGTTTTTCAGTGGCGGCAGTGCCCGGTGGAACCGTGTTCCACTGGCGCATCTGCGCGGCAGTGCGCCGCTCGGACACGCCGTTATGTTGCTGTGAAGCAACCCAGCGGGTCAGCGTGTTACGCCAGCCCAGCTCGGCCTCGTTGCCGGTCAAACGGGTGACGTCGAGCAGCTTGCCCAGTCCCGTTTCCATCTTTTTCTTGCCCTTGGACGTGTCCTTGCGGGCCTCAAACGGTGTGCCGTCCAGGTTCTGCTGGTTGCGGATCCGCTGGCGGCTCAAGCTGCGCACGCGCTTGGCCACGTTGTTCAGCAGGCGCTTGCGCTTGGGCAAGGGCAGTTCCATCAAGGCCAGCAGATCCTGGGCTTCGAGCATGCCGCGAATGTCCAGATCAAAGGCCATTGCCGGTCACCTCGCCGCTCTCAGCGACCCACAGGTCGAACGGCACAAATGACCAGGTGCTGCCTAATGCCTCGATCTCGCCGGCAACATCCTCTGCCAGGTACTGGGCCTCGGTGAACTGCAGCTTGATGTCGACGTCGGCCAGGTCGTTGTCGAGCATGACCACGTCGAACACCACGTTTGGCAGGCCGTCACGGTCCTGGTCGTTGGTTTCCAGCCAACTGCCTACCAGGGCGAACAAACGCGCCGGGTGATCGGCGAACCGCTCGATCGAGATCGTCGCGCCGTAGTTCATGTCACCCATGTGCATACCCTGGGTGTCAGGCTTCCAGATCAATTCCATCTGAACCTGGTCGGTCCAGCTGTCGAGCTGTTCCGGTGCAACCAGCTGGCGCGACAGCAGATAGGCGGTCAACGCCTTGAGCTTGATCACAACAACGCCGCCGTAATGCGGCCACGGCCCTGCAGAGACCGCACGGCGGCCTGGCTGAAAGCGAGGAAGGTTTCCGATCGTTCAGGCAGCTCTTTGCCCACGTTTTCGGCGCTTTCGCGGCGATTGACCGTAGCGAACTGGGTCAGCAGGCTGGCTTTGGCACGGCTATAAACGGCGCGCTTATACGTCGCCGCTTGAAAGGTGCGCTCTGGCAGGACGGTGGTGTCTGCGGATTCAACGTTGGACACGCCAGCGCCCTGCCAGCGCGCTTTTAACTTGGCCAGGTCGGTATTGACTTCGATCATGGCCATGGTCAGATCGGCAACCAGCAAATCGACCAGGTACTCCGCCGGCAGGCGGTAACCTTTCTGGAACTCGGCCACAGACAGATCAGGCCAGAAACCATCATTTCCGATCCGTTCGTCTATCAGCACCGTGGGTTTTCCGGAAAAGCTCATACACTTTCCCTGCAGGCCAAGGAGGACTGCTCAACATGACCAATGAACAAGGAACGGTTGTCTCTATGAAAGAGCGGCTTAAAGAGCGCCAAACAGCTGCGAGACGTAAGCAGCAACTCTTTGATAGAAGAATTGAGCAAGCACACGCAATGACGCTTATGTTCATGCAGACCCAAGGTGATCATCTGGAAACGATAAAGGCAGCGCTGAAAGTGGCTGACCGATACGTCATAGCGATGAGGGAATGCGTCCATGTGCTGGGAGGCAGTAGTTTGGAAGTCACCGCGACCTTTCCCGATGGGAAGGTGGCGATAGAGAAACTCTCGCAGTGATCCGTTAAACATCTGTGCCTCACAAAGCCCCGCCCAGTGCGGGGCTTTTCGTATTAGGGGCGGGAAAACTGTTTCAGTGGGTCAGGGCCATAAAATGGTTGGCTCACATCCACAGTTTCTCGCCGGGGGGGGTAGTCGGTTATTCGTTGCCGTTGCCGGCGTTTGCGTTGGCTTGCGCCTTGGCCATTGCCTTACGGCAGTCAGCCAGACGTGTCCCTACGCCAATGCTTTCGTAGAGCTGTTCAGCTCGTTCAAAGTGGTGGATCGCTATAGGCCAGTCCTTGCGATGCAGCGCGATCATTCCCAGCAACTTGTGGTAGCGAGCCGGGATGCGCTCAAACAGCTCCCATTCACCGTCGACACGCGATAGCAGGTTGGAAACGTAGGGCTCAGGGCTGCGCCTGGCCTTGAATTCAGCCTCGGCCCAGTCGATAACCTCGTCTGCAACGAAGGTCGGGATGTCGCGATTGAAGCGCTCAGGCAGTGCCTGGCCCTGGGACATGGCGAAGTCGGCCAGCTCAAGGCCCTGGGTGAACTGCTCGGTGTCAAACAGCCAGATCAGGACGTACACCAGCACCGAGTTCTGGAAATTCAATTCCGAATCGCGATACCGCTGTACGTAATCCAGGTACTTGGGCAGCAGCTCGTCACGCTTGAGCAACTGGCGCTGCTCGCGACTGTTGATCGCGCTGATGCGCTCCAGATCGCCCGCCAGGGCGTCTTCCATCAACTTCAAATGCTTGCGTGCGTTGGCGGGGCTGGACAGCGCGGTGTCAGCCGAATAAGCCATCGGGGCACCGGCGATCGCGGCCGCTGGGCCTTCTGCGATCAAGCGGCGTTTGTGCGCCAGTGCCAGGCTCATGCTTTCACCACTTCGACGTTTTCAGCCATGGCGAACTTTTCCAGTTGCTCGATCACATAGCCTTCGTTGCGGCTGTTGTAATCCTCGACGCGGGAGCGCTTCGGGTTATCAACGGTCTGCTTGCGCCAGCTGGAGTCCTGGAAGTAGATCGACAGGTTGTCGAAGCTGGTAACCACCACGGCGTTGACCGGGAAGAACGGCACGCTGAAGCTTGGCAGGCCGCCATAGGTCGCGATGACCTGAGCATCTTCGATGCGTTCTTTCTCGGTCGGCACGTCGCCCTGCTTGGCGTAAAGCTTGGCCTTGTCGGAGGCCAGCAGATCGCTGCCGATGATGGCGATCAGATCACCGCCGTCGCGTACACGCTCGTCGACCATCTGTTTGGTGTCGTGTACCAGGGCGTCGAGGTTGGCATAGTCGCCACCTTCGCCCAGCGTGATCTTGCCGGCTGTCAGGCCCTGACTCAGAACCTGCTCAGGGATCTGCTCACGAGCGATCTGCAGCCAGCCCTTGTTCACGTCCTGCAGCATCGGGAATTCAGTAAGGCTGGTTTGCGGAGCTGCTTTGAGGCCGTGGAAGCCGATCATCAGGCGGTCGAGTGCGATCTGCTTCTGCACAGCTGAGGAATAGCGCTGCTGGAAGTCAGGGAACTTGGCCCAGGCGTCGATCTTGGCGTAAGGCAGGCTCACGTCAGACTCAGTTGAATACAGCTCGTACTGGGTGTCATCCAGCGCCGATGCGTCCTTAGCTTCGCGATCGGTAGTCTTGGTGTTGGTGCGACCGGTCACAGGACCGGAGACGCCCAGGAACACCTTTTGACCCTTGATCTCGGTCACGCCGATGACGTTGATGCGCTGCAGGAAGTCGGACTTGTGGGTGATCGCCTCGTTGAGCTCCTGGGCAATCGAAGGCTCGACGCTAAACGTCTTACTGGCCAGCTCGACGCCGTAGGATTCAGCCAGGGAAACCTGCAGGGCCGCGAACATTTTCGCGCCGAATGCGCTCAGTGACTGGGCCATGTCAGAGTACCCGCTTCGGTTTTGGGTCAATCGCACCGGTGGTGCGCGACAGGTGACGGCCATCCGGCTTGTCCAGCAAGGCGCTGAACTGTGCTTGCAGCTTGGTCATGCCTGCGAGAACAGCAGCATTGGTCGGGCCTTTGCGGCTCAACTGCTTCTCTTCTTCGGCGGTGGCCACGATGCCGTCGACGGCTGCCTGCACGTCGTCGATCGGTGCCTGGTCAGGTTCCGGTGGGGCTTCTGCGAAGCTGTCGATCAGCGCCTGAATGCCGGCGGCGACGATCAGTTGCTGTTCGATCAAGGCCTGCAGCGCTTTGGCTGTAGCTTCATCCATTGGGGGTTTGCTCTCGGTAGGGGGTTGCGGGGTGGTTTCGGCGGGCACCTCTTCAATGCCAAAGCGCTTGAACAGGCCGGTGAACATGCTGAACAGCTTGGCCACCTCGCCGTGCGGTTCGTCTTCACCAATCGAACCCAGCGGAACAGCCGCCGCGTAATGCACGGGCTTGCCGGTCTTGCGGGAAAAGTAGAGTTCCTGGGTGCCCAGGCTCGCCGGCGAATCGGTGACGGCCAGACCGGTCAGGTAAGCCTTGCCTGTGGTGGCAAAATCCGGAGTGATCTCGATACTGGTGAAGAGCTTTTCGCCTTGGTCGTTGAGCCACAGCAGCTTGTCGTTGGGCTTCAACTGGGCTTCCAGCGCAACCTGACCAGGTGCAAGACCCTCGACCTCCTCGATCAGGCGCACGGCAAATACGGTGCCGTAAGCACCGGGCCAGCGCTCATGCTCGGACCAGATGGTCGCGGTGTAAGTGGCGGTGCTATACGTCTCGGCGATGTCGCGCAGTTCCTGGGGCGTGATGACGCGACCATCAACGGTAGGACCGCTGGTGGCGACGCGTTTCCAGAAGCTGACAAGGGAACGGGGCATGGTAGGAACTGCGCTCATCGGTGAGTTGAGGCCCCAAGATAGGGAGCCGCAACGCCTCCAACAAACGGTTTACTTTCGCGCTTCTCCTATATTCGACTTATAGGAGAAACACGGATTTTTACTGCACGTTTTCCGCGTTTTCGCCGCATAGACTGCGGCCCATGTACTACTCAACCGAAGTCAAAGAAGCCGCCAAACGCCTGTTTCTACGCCGTCACAAGGCCAAGGAAATTCAGGCGCAGTTGAACCTGCCCAACATCCGGATCGTGTACCACTGGATCCGCGTGGGTGGCTGGGAAGACATGCTGACGGATGAAGAGCCGCTGACCGCCGTCAGCCGGCGTATCACCCTGCTTCTGGAGAAAGCCGACTCGCTGACCAAGGGCGAGCTGGACGAACTGGACCGGTTGACGACCGTTCGCGAGCGCCTGGCCAAGCAGTGTGCAAAGCCTGCGGTTGCGCCAGTACGTGATGAGCATGACGACGATGGCCATCGACGTGACGACCAGCGCGGCGAGCGTCGGGAGCGTGGCAAGCGCGACGGCAAGAAGCGGGAAAAGAAGGTCAAGAACGACGTCAGCGAGCTGCGCGAGGTGGACTTTCTCGACAAGTTCATCAGCAAAATGTACGGCTACCAGAAAGAGCTGTTCGCCGCCAAACAGAACCCGCTGACCGCCAGGATCCGGAACATCCTCAAAAGCCGCCAAGTGGGCCTGACCTACTACTTCGCCGGCGAAGCCTTCATGGATGCGGTGCTGACCGGCGATAACCAAGTGTTTCTGTCGGCGAGCCGCGCCCAGTCCGAGATTTTCCGCAGCTACATCATCGCGTTCGCTCAGGCCTGGTTCGGCCTGGAGCTGACCGGCAACCCGATCGTGCTCAGCAAGGACGGCAAGCCGTGGGCCGAGCTGCGCTTTCTCAGCACCAACAGCAGCACCGCGCAGGGCCACCATGGCCATGTGTACGTCGACGAATATTTCTGGATCCGCGACTTTGAGAAGCTGAACACTGTCGCCAGCGCCATGGCCACCCACAAGAAATGGCGCAAAACCTACTTCTCCACGCCCAGCGCCGTGTCGCACCAGGCCTACCCGTTTTGGCAGGGCGAGAAATTCCGCAACAGCAAACGCAAGGCAGCCAAGGATCCATGGCCAAGCGACAAACAGATCTCTGCCGGCGCACTGTGTCCGGACGGTCAGTGGCGCAAGGTCATCACCATCCTGGACGCCATCGCCGGCGGCTGCGATCTGTTCGACCTCGAGCAGTTGCAGTTGGAGTACGACGACGACAAGTTCCAGCAGTTGTTCATGTGCAAGTTCATCGACAGCAGCCAGAGCGCGTTTTCCCTGGCAGATCTGGAGCGCTGCTATTCAGATCTCTCGTTGTGGGCCGACTTCGATCCGGACGACCCGCGCCCGTATGGCAACAGCCCCGTCTGGATCGGCTACGACCCGAGCCGGACACGCGACGACGCCACCTGCGTGGTCATCGCGCCACCGCTGGAGAACGGTGGCAAGTTCCGGATCCTGGAGAAACACAGCTGGCGGGGCCAGTCGTTCAAGTACCAAGCCGAGCAGGTCAAAAAACTGACCGAGCGTTTCAACGTCCAGCACATCGGCATCGATACGACCGGGATCGGCTATGGCGTTTTCGACCTGGTGCGCGACTTCTATCCTCGCGCCACCTCGATCCATTACAGCCTGGAAACCAAGAACCTCCTGGTGCTCAAGGCGCAGGACACCATTCAGGGTAGCCGCATTGAATGGGACGCCGGCTGGAACGATATCGCCCAGGCCTTCCTGACCATCAAGCGCGGCACGACCGCCAGTGGCCAAGTCACCTACAGCGCTTCGCGTACCGACGCCACCGGTCACGCAGACGTGGCGTGGGCGGTCATGCACGCCCTGCAGTACGAACCCCTAAACACAGGCAAAAGGCGTCGCAGTAGCTACGCACTCACTGGATCAACTTCTCATGGCAAAACACAAAACCCTGCAGCAGGAAAAACCGGCGCAACGGCCCATGCGGGCGTTCACGTTCGGCGCGCCGGAATCAGTGCTGACCGACAACATCGCGCAGTACCTGGGCGTGTTCGCCAGCGACGACGGTCGCATATTCACGCCGCCAGTTTCACGCAGGGGTTTGGCCAAGCTGCTCAAGGCCAACGCGCACCACGGCGCGATTCCAGGGTTCAAGCGCAATCTGCTGCTGCGTGAGTTCATACCTTCAGCCGGCCTGTCAGTGGCCGATATGAGTCGGGCTGCGCTGGACTTCATGGTGTTTGGTGAAGCGTATTTCTACCGGGTGCCCAATATGCTCGGTCAGATTCTGGAGCTGCGTCACCTTCCCGCTATCAACATGCGGGTGAAGGTCGACGGTGGGTTCGTCCAACTGGAGCAGAACGGCCAGGAAACGGAGTTCTACGCCGACGAGATCGAGCACGTCCTCAACTACGACGTAGAGCAGAACATTTACGGCGTGCCTGAGTACCTGGGCGGGCTGCAGGCGCTGCTGCTCAACGAAGCCGCCACACTGTTCCGCCGGCGCTACTACAGCAACGGCGCGCACGCGGGATACATCTTCTACACCAACGACCCGAACCTGACCGAAGAGGACGAAGACGAGCTACGCGCCCAGATCACGGCCAGCAAAGGCGTCGGCAACTTCCGCTCTATGTTCGTCAACATCCCAGGCGGTGCCGAGAAGGCCATCCAGATCATCCCGGTGGGTGACTTCCAGGCCAAGGACGAACTGGAGAAGGTGAAGAACATCACGCGCAATGACGTGATCGCTGCCTGGCGCATGAACCCTGCCTTGGCCGGGATCATCCCGGAGAACAGTGGCGGGTTTGGCGATATCGAGAAGATCGATCGCGTGTACACCAGCAATGAGATCAGGCCGATCTGCCAGCTGTTTGAACAGGCTAATACGACCTTGCGCGAAGACAGGCGGTTTGCTTGGAAAGCGGTACCGGATACATCTGTGACGGCTTGATATGACCGAAAGCACAGATAATGCCATCACAGGTATGGCAAAATACTAGCGATAGGATGGCCCTGGGGAGGGAACATGCGGATTTATTGCACAACATGCGGGCACAAGGGACGGATCAGCTCAAGGGAAGAAGTGACCAGGGCGTATGTGAAATTGTACTGCCAATGCCTAGACGCCAGTTGCGGCCATACATGGGTGGCCAACCTGACGTTTTCGCACACGCTCAGGCCGTCCGGGCAGCAGCTGGACGTGATGCTGTTTGATCGATTACGGGATCTGACACCTGACAAGCAAAAGGAATTGTTTGAGCAACTCGGAAGGCAGGCTGTTGCCTGATGGACCACCGACGCCATGACGGCGATCCATACACGTTCGGTACGTCTAAAGACTCAGACTTGTTCCTGTCCAAGGATTACAAGTCCAGAGGTTAGACGTACGAGTTGACGTTGATCACGTTCTGATATCCGCCGGTGAAGCTCAATAAGAAGTCGCTCGTTTCGACTAATTATCATCCACTCGTGCTCATCTTCGGCAACACAGCCGTTTTCCACTTCAACCAGATCTAACATGCGAACCACTCCATTCTGTAAATTCCGGAGCGGACGTAGACGGCATCTGTAGAGTCAAAAACGTGGTTGGACACAATTTTAAATGATTACTTCAAGCGTCCTGCGCTGTCTCTTTCAGCCACTGCACCCAGGGCGTCAACCATGCGATGAACTGTTTCTTGGTCATGGGGGGGCAAAGCTCTGACGCGCGTAAGCAAGGCGGCTTCGTTTTCGGAGATATCCGTGATGCTTGGGGCACTTCTAACGCCTGTCACGACATATAGAACATCAAGACCCACGCCGTGCAGGGCTTTCAGGTAGCCAGTGTCGGGTCGCCGCTCGTTCCGCTCATAGCTTCCTTGGGTATTCCGCGTAACCCCGCCAATTTGGGCCATTTCCTCTTGTTTAAGACCCAGTCGATTCCTTTCTTCACGCAAGCATTCGCCCGCGCTTAAATCCGAGAATTCTCCCGAAGACAAGTTTTTCAAACATAAGGCCCTTTACAAGACAAATTATCTGGTCATAATCAGCGCTGTACGAACACCAACCCACACCAACACACACGAGCCAACACTATGCCCGTCACTCTCACACCCGAGCAAGCCCGTGAGTCCCTTGATCGTCGAGGTGAAAGCATTGCCGAGTTCAGCAGAAAGCACGAATTGAACAAGAACTTGGTTAGCGACCTCTTGCACGGTCGCAAAAAAGGTCGCCGAGGGGAGGCACATCGCGCCGCCGTATTGCTGGGGATCAAAGACGGCGTGATTGAACAGTAATGGCGCGGATCAGCAGGGAAAAGCAGAACATGAAAAGTCCAGTTCTAAAGACACGCCGTGAAGTAGTCAGCGCGATCATCTGCAGTTATCCAGGCGGGCGCGAATGCGCAGCTGCTCGTATCGGCTTAGCATTGAAGAAGTTCGATAACCACGCGTATGAGAACAACAACAGCAGGCCACTCAATGACGCGCAGTTGTTCCAACTGGAGCAAGACGCCGGCACTCAGCATTTGCCTAACTACGTAGCATCGATGTATGGCGGTCTGTTCGTTCCGGTGGCTGATCCTGATTCGCTGGACAACGTTGAGATGTACGCCCTTTCCATTCAGGCTGCGGCGAAGCGTGGATGCGTCGACCAGGAGATCTCCAAGGCTCTTGCAGACGGCTGCATAAGCGCAGCCGAGGCCGAGCACATCCTCAACGCGCACAATCTGCACATGGCTGCACGTCATGCGGAAGTGTTGGCAGCTATTGATCTGTACCGCGCTAAATCAGGGACCGAAAAATGAACAACGTATCAGCTGATATGGATTATCAAGAAACCATCCGCGCTGCAGCTCAGGCATTCATCGAGCGTCATCAAAGCGAACACCTCGGCGATCTCGGTCATTTGCTTCGTAGAACGGTAGATCATCTGGTCGAAAGCTTCGACGTCAAAGAGTCGCTTGCGAATCATCTGGCGCACCTGGCTTACAGCAATGTGTTGGCCGTCATCGGTCGCCAACGTATAGACCTGCATGCAAGCGCAGAGATGACGGTTGTGATCAGTGATCCCGTCCGTGGACTCGCTTGGTCAGTACCTGTTCATCTGATCTACGAACACCTGATCGCTGCCGGCCACGGCAAACCTGTCTCCCCCGCTACTTAAACACCCCCAAACATTGCCTGCCCCACACACCAGTGGGTATGGGTGAGCTGCGCCAAAATTCGAGGTTTAACGATGGCCAACGCCGTGATCGTCACCGCTCAGTTGCCCCAGGCAGAGGCTCAAGCACTACTTGAAGCACTGCGTGAACAGTATCGCCTGAGCCTCAATGAATACTGGTATGACGACCAATACCGCTTTGTAGCGGACGGCCAACGTCATGGCGCAATTCTCGCCCACGTCCCAGTTATGGCAGCGCAAAAACGCCTTATGGCAGCCCTGAGCCAGAGCCTCAAAGCAGTGAAGCATTCATGAGAGACGATCTACGCCACGACGTGCTGCAGCGCATTCAATCCGACTACGGATTGAAGGTCCGCAAATCAACCAACTATATGCGCGGCGGCACCTGCCCCAAGTGCAACAAAAAGGAGCTTTACACACGCTTTGACAGCCCGTGGCAGTTGATTTGCGGCCGGCAGGAGAAGTGTGGTCACACGCTGCACGTCAAAGAGATTTACGACGACCTGTTTGAGGATTGGAGCAAGCGCGCACCCGCGACCGATAACGCCCCTACCGCAACAGCTCGCGCCTACATGGAGTTTGCCCGCAGCTTCGACATGTCGTTGATCACCGGCTGGTTCACTCAAGACACTTTCTTTTCGTCACAACATGACGCTGGCAGCGCCACAGTGCGGTTCGCACTAGACAAAGGTGGCTACTGGGAGCGGTTGATTGATCGCCCTGCCCGATTCGGGAAAATGAAGGCGCGCTTCAAACCAGGCGAAAGCTACAAAGGCGTGTGGTGGTGCCCCCCATGTGTCGAGCTGCTGGACGTCAAAGAGCTGTGGATTGTCGAAGGGATCTTTGATGCCATCGCGCTGGTGCATCACGGCGTGGCAGCAGTATCAGCTATGTCGTCCAATGCTTTTCCAGACGAGTCATTGAAGCGCCTCGCCAAAGACCGTGAAGGCAAATTACCGAAGCTAGTGTGGGCATTGGACAACGAGCCAGGTGCACACGCGTACACGAAGCGCTGGGTACGCCAGGCACGTGAGCTGGGCTTTGTCTGCGAAGCAGCTCAGATCCCCCAGCGTGACGGTCGCAAGGTCGACTGGAACGATCTGCACCAGCGTTGGTGGGCCATCGATGAGGATGACAAGCGGACTGACCAGACCCAGAAGGACCTGACTGTTGCCAGGCACCACGGTGCTCTGCTGATCGCCGACAACGCAACGGAAAAAGCGTTGGTACTTTTCGACTGGAAGCGCCGTAGCGAATTCCACCTTGAATTTGGTAATCGCCTCTACTGGTTCAAGCTCGACCTGGAGAAATTCAACAGAGCGATGCAAGACCTCGAGGACAGCGAGCATCAGGACGATCAGCTGCTGAACGACAAGCAACGCCGGGCCAAGGCAATGCAGCAGTGCGGCGCGATTCAGCGGATAGCCACCTGCAACCCCAAGGCCCTGTACTACCAGGAGAACAAGTTAACCGACGAGTCCTGGTACTACTTTCGGATCACGTTTGCCCACGACGCCGCGCCAATCAAGAACACCTTTACCAGCTCGCAGATCGCCTCGTCCGCCGAGTTCAAGAAACGACTGCTCGGGATCGCGCCCGGCGGAATGTTCACCGGCACCACACAGCAACTGGACGCGTTCATTGAAGAGCAGACAAACGCGCTCAAGACCGTTCAGACAATCGACTTCACCGGCTACACCCGCGAACACGGTGCCTACGTTTACGGCGACGTGGCCGTGCGCGACGGCAAGGTTTACAAACTGAACGAAGAAGACTTTTTCGACATGGAGAAGCTGAGCATTAAAACGCTCAGTCAGTCCGTCACGCTGAACATCAACACCGATCTGAACAAGTTCACAACGCGCTGGCTCGACATTCTGTGGCAGTGCTTTGGGGCCAAAGGAATCGTCGTTCTGGCGTACTGGCTGGGGGCATTGTTCGCGGAGCAGATCCGGCAACACCAAAAGAGCTACCTGTTTCTTGAGGTGGTCGGCGAAGCGGGTGCAGGTAAGTCCACGCTGATCGAGTTTTTGTGGAAGTTGCTCGGTCGCCTCGACTACGAAGGCTTTGACCCATCCAAGGGCACACCCGTCGCCCGCGCCCGTAACTTCGCCCAGGTCGGCAACCTTCCGGTCGTGCTGATCGAATCCGAACGGGAAAAGACCGATGGCAGCGCGACGAAGCAGTACGACTGGGACGAGCTGAAAACCGCCTACAACGGTCGTAGCGTCCGGTCGACCGGGGTCAAGAACAACGGCAACGATACGCGGGAACCCCCGTTCCGAGGTGCTTTTGTGTTCGCCCAAAACCATGCTGTGAACGCCTCGGAGCCCATCCTGCAGCGGATAGCCCACGTCGGCATGACAAAGGACGGCCAGACAGCCAAAACCAAACTGCTGGTGGAAGAGCTTGAGCAGATGCCAGTCGACAAGGTGAGTGGCTTTCTGTTGATGGCAACAACCCGGGAAGCGCAAGTGATGCAGACCGTGAAAGCGAGTGTGCCGCTCTATGAACAGCGGCTGCTGCAGTTGCCCGAGATCCGCACGGTACGTATTGCCAAGAACCACGCCCAGTTGCATGCGCTGGTCGACGCCTTGGTACATGTCGTGCCACTGCAGCAACACCAGGTTGACGCAGCCCATGCCGAGGTTCAAAGCATGGCCAAGGATCGACAGTTGGCAATCAACGCTGATCATCCGACGGTCGTTGAGTTTTGGGAGCTCTACGAGTACCTGAACAGCCACGCCGGTGCGCTCAACCACTCACGCAATGAAGGACTGATTGCTGTCAACCTGAACGACTTTGCCGAGGCAGCCGCGAACAAACGACAGAAAGTCCCGGACCTGGTCGAGCTCAAACGTCACCTAAAAACCAGTAAGTGCCCAAAATTTATCGAGACGAACCGCAACGTGTGTTCGTCGTGGGACATCGACGCCGCCGATAAGCCGAAAACCGTGCGGTGCTGGATTTTCCAAGCTGCCTAATCACCACCCAGAGGAAACACCTATGCATGAGCAAGACAAGCAACGTCTCGAACAGCAACTGAACGTTAAAACGTTCATAGACCTGATGTTTCACAAGATCGATCCAAAGAACTTGGGGCACGACGGAGAATGCTTTGTTAACAAAACAGTTCAACTGGTGTTTGACGCATACCTAGAGGGGCTGAGGCCGAATCCAGCGCGGGTGTTGGGTCAACAGCTTTACGCGGAAATTAAGACTTCAAGCAAGTATGCCTCCCAGATCGGCTGGATGCGGCATGGAAAAGACTATCCCTTCCCGGTGCGATTTGAGGCTGATCCATCGGGTTACATCGTTAAGGGCGGTGTAGGCGGATGCTACCGAATGGAAGACGTAGACCTGCTGTTCAAAAGCGACGAGAGCTATCACCGGATTAACTGACACCGACGATTTAAGTAAATGGTACTGGAGAGTTGCAGCTCCCCAGTACCCACCACGACCAAGAGTACGGCGATGAAGACGAAACACCCAAGCAGTAGCGATTCAAAGGCTAGCACACCATCCCGAAACCTGCTGGCTATCGCCATGGTTGGCACGGCACTGATCGGCTACCAGGTTCACAAGACCCCGGACGCACGCGATCGACTAAAGGATCTAGCCAGCCTGGCGCAGAACAGAGGCGATTTGACCGCAAGAGACTTGCACGTATTGACGCAGATTCTCGCCACCCCCTCCCCCAGTAATTGAGCCGCCAGGTTCTGGCTTTTAGCACCAGGGTGAAGCGCTACACTCCCCTGGTTGCTGCTTCCTGCAGAGAGCAAACATGAATTCCCCAACAAGCAACGTCCTCACCTTTGAGGACCTGCAGCGCATCACCGGCTACCAGCGCCGCTCCGACGTCGAACGTTCGCTGATCACTCAGGGCATCCGCATGTTCCGAGGACGAAGTGGCCCCTGGACAACGCTGGATCTCATTCACCACGCTGCGGGCATGGAGTCCGTAACCTCAGAGCTATATGACACCAACATCCTATGAGGAAAGCGCGTAAGCGGAAGCACAATCCGCACATTCCCCTCCACATCGACCAAGCCGCCCTCCCAGCGGCCATTTACTTTGATCATCGCAACGCAGGCGTCTGGTACACGCTTCATTACGACGAGACCGGCAAGCAGCGCCGGCGGAATGTGGCACCGGCCGACGTGACCTTGGCCGAGCTGCACCAGATCATGGAGCAAACCTCGGGCGTCGACCAAGGCACTTTGCGCTACGTCTGCGCTCAGTTTCACCTGAGCGATCGTTACAAGAAACTCAGTATCAAGACTCACAACGACTATTGCTATTCGCGGGACGTCCTGCTGGGTATCCCAACCCGGTTGGGCAAACCGCTGGGGGATCTCCTGGTGAAGAAGTTCACGGCGGCGTTGATCCAGCGGATTGTCGATCGTTTGGCCGACGAAGGCACGCCGTCCAAAGCGGCACATGTCCTGCGCTACCTGCGTCGGGTGCTGCAGTGGGGCCGCAACCGGGGCTACCTCGACAGCAATCCGGCGCAGGGCATTGAAGCGCCAGTGGAGCGCAAGCGCCGGCGTTTGCCGGAACACCTAGTCATGGAAGTGCTGGTCGACCGTGCCTTGGCATTCGGACGGCTGGCCAGGAACGAGAAAGGAGGCTGTCCGGAGTACCTGAGCTACGTCATGGAGATCGGTTACCTTTGCCGTTTGCGAGGCATTGAGACCATCACCCTGACCGATGCCCATGAACTGGTGGAAGGGATTATGACCAATCGGCGAAAAGGCAGCCGGGACAACATTGTTCGCTGGACGCCGCGACTGCGCGCCGCCTGGGAAGGGGCGAAGGCTTATCGGGCCAAGGTATGGGCCAGTAAATCAACAGTCATTCCGATTCGGCCCGATCGACGCTACATCATCGTGGCCAGCCATGGTGGGGCTCTACGCAAATCCAGTCTGGATACGGCTTGGCAGAGATTCATCACGTCGGCCATTGAAGACGGCACCATAATGGCTGAGCAAAGATTCGGCCTACACGACCTTAAACGGAGGGGTATTACCGATACCGCGGGTACGAGGGCAGACAAACAGGAAGCCAGCGGCCACCGTGATGGAGCGATGATGGACGTCTACGACCTCAGCATACCGCTGGTAAACGCTTCTGACATAAACTGACTTGAGAGCGGGAAGCTCAGATATGCGAAGTTATGACTCTATCCGAGTATCGACGCTGCTTTCGAAGATAGCGCGCAGCGCATCATATTGAATAGCTTGGGAATTGTTTAGGCGAGATCCGCAACTGCGCTTGTGAAAGCATGTACCTGCGGCCGGGAAAAACAGTTCAAAGCACCAAAATGATTGATTTGCGCGATCAGTGCGGGCCGAGCGGTAGCATCACCCGCAATAAACCGTAGGCAAAGCACATCCAGAATGAGCCGAGCTAACTCTGGGTTTTCACACGCAGAGACATCAAAGGCTTTATCGATTGCAACAGATAAATTAGCCATAGCGGGGTGGCCACGGCGCAACAGACGCAAGGTCGCTTCATGCTTGGGAGTTATAGGAAGAGGCACTGTTTTTCTTTCCTCACATATGTTTCGCGTCGAGCTATTTGGCGCGTCCATATTAGACCAGCCCCGCGATTTCTGATATCCCGAAAACACCAAAAGGCCATCATGCACGCACCTACGGTGCCGGTCTCGATCCTCACTCTCAGTGCTTCGTACTGAATACCTTGGCGCACGATCAAGCGAGCTTCCGGATCTGCTCGGTAAACTTAGTGACCTGTTTGGGCGACAGACAGTTCAGGTTACCGAAGGTCTCCAGGTGGTGGATCATGGCGTCGTGACTGCCAGGATCACCGGCGACCATGCGGCGGCAGGTCTTCTCCAGAATGAGCCTGGCCAGTTCTGGGTTATCGGTGCGTGAAGAATCAAATGCCAAGGCAATTGACATCGCCAGCTCACCCAGTTCAGGGAGGGAGCGCTGCAGGGCTCTTAAGGCGTTCAGTTGGCGGGCGGTGATGGGTAACGACACAAGGAGCTCCTGAAGCTGCGTTATGTTCCAAACCATGAGCGTCGGTAATGGTAGTCCAGCATCCGGGGACTGGCGTCCAATAGACGCAGAAAAGCCCGTCGGAGCGGGCTTGTCTGTGGGGGGACGATTGAACGTCACACCAGATATGGTAACGCGACGATTACCAGTCTTGGCGCGGCGGTTCGACTGGCTCACCTTCTTTGGACCAACCCAAGGTAAACATTGGCCAAGGATGGCCTTCGTCGGTAGTGCCAGGCGTCATACCTACCAAACTCCAGCCGACATCCAACAACGCATTAGCCCAACGACTGTCATGGGTGTTCTGGATTTTCCTCACGTCTTCAATCGCCATCGGTACAACTCCTTTGTATGTGGTGGCCTATTGTTAGCACAGACGCTCAGCGACTGGAAACATCGCATGGGGCGACGTGGGGCAGGAGCCACGGTGATTGCAGCTGTTGCCTTCGATGACTAAAAGCGCTGAACGACGAAAGAGTACCTTTTTAACCACGTAACAAAGGCTAAAAGGCGGCTGTATTTCAGGCGTTTCAGGTGTAGCCCACGTAACAAGAATATCTGTAACCCTATGATCTGTATGTTAAAAGCATCTTACTTGTAATCAGTAGGTCCCGGGTTCGACTCCTGGTGCCGGCACCATATAAGGTTTCAAAGGTGGTTTTTGCAGCCTCTGAGATCTCCGAAAAACCCGCCTTTTGGCGGTTTTTTT